TTCTTCATCTTCAATATTAAATGTTTGTATTTCATTTATATTACTAAACGATACATTTTTTTTATCTTTTACTCCTTCTTGAGACTCTTGGTCTAAAAATTTAAATCTACTATAGGTCTGATTTTGTTCAACAGGAGTAAATTTTTCAGTTTTGAGTGAAGTTTCTTGAGGTTTAAGCCAGTTATCAACTTGTACAGCGGAATTTTGATTTCTGTTTATTTGTTCAATTTCATAATTACGTTGTGATTGCATTTCTTTTAAGATTTTATCCATTTCTTTAATGGGTCTGTCGGTTTCTTTATCGGCAAACTCAGGAACAGGTGGAGCTTTAATAGTCATAGCATCTTCAAATTCTTCTTGTCGTCGATTGAAATCTCTGTCAAATTTACTTCGTCTATCGTTTTGTATCTCTTCGTATGTAATTGACTCTTTAACAGGTTCTTGATGTATTGTAATTTTATTTGGTTGTATATTAAAATTTCTTTTAATATGATTGAGAATAAGCAAAATATATTTTTTATTTATATCGACGAGAGAATTTGTCATCTTCTCGTTGTCAAAAAACCCTTGAATGTTATTTAAAAATAATTGATATACTTTTGCTTGTACATCTCTTGTTAAAAATTTAAAAATTTCCTCATCACTAATAACTTCCCATAACATTGCAACATTATCTTTTTGAATAAATTGACGAGCAGACATTGAAATATATAATAATACAATTGTATTTTTATATGTTTTTATAACGAATCATTGAAATATATTTTTCTAAATTTTTCCATATATTCATCTTTAAGTATGTGAGTTTTAAGATAATGTTCAGTCATCTTATTTTCTAACATATGGATGATGAAATAAATAGAATAAATGCCACATTCAGTATTACCATATTGATGCTCCACTCCTTTATTACTATCAAATTTAAATTGAATTGGTCGTTTAAGGGCTAGTCCTTGTTTTTGAATTCGTTTAACAAGTTCCATTACTTCGTGTGGTGCTTCATCCCCAGTGCTATCAAAGAAAAATATGGTCTTCTTTTTGATATTTACGAACATAGATATCCAGTGTTGTCCAGGTTTATTATCAGGGTCAGTATTAAAAATAATGCCTATCATTGTCTTACTCTTTTTGATAAGTTTTTCTAAATCAAATTTACAGAGTTCTTCCCAAACGCATTCACCGTATAATTTTCTAGAGTCAAAATTTATAGGAGTAGGTCCCATAAAGTCAAAATGTTTATAAGCCTTCTCATATTGCTTCATAACTTTCATAATATCAACACTTGATAACCATTCATTGGGATTTTTCTTCCATTCAGGAGGTGATTCAGGTGCAAATGAATCGGCTAAATCGTTTTCAAGATGTCCAAAAGCTCCTTTCTGTTTAAGCCAACAAGCTTCGTTATTACATGCATCTCTAAGATGTTCACTAAGTTGTCTATGGATTTCTTTAGGAGAGTTGGTTTCAATTTTAACATCAGGATGTCGTGCGTTCCAATGGTCTCTTAAATAAATTAATGCGTCATTAGTATAACAAGTATAATTATTCAACTTATCCTTGGGTTTAGGACTACAATTAATTTTTTTATGAGTAGACGGTTTTCCGGAACCATATTTAACTCGATTTTTAGCTGAATGGTTTCTTCTTCTATTCTTTTTTGTTATGTTCTTGATTTTTCTATTTCGAGTTATTGTCTTCATATAAATTACTGATATTATTCTTTTTTAATCCTTTATTTTTTAATTCCGGATTCATAATATCAACTTCTCTAGATTTTGGTAAAATAATATTGTTATCTTTTTTGACAGAAGTTCGTTTAACATATTTATCTAAAGTTGGTACGTCCATTTTAACAGAACGCATTAAAAGTTTATTTGCTTCATCATGGACGGTAGAATTTTCTGTCAAAAGCGTAGCATGTTCACTACATTCCTGTAGATAATAATCGACGTCTTTATATTCCTCTTGTAACAAGTCATTGTTGTCTGCTACTTTGAAGTAATGTATAGATGCCTTAATAAACGTGTTATATGCGTATTTTACATCTGGTGGCATATCTGATGGAGGTTTATTGCTAATTATATCTTTAAATAAGTTGTAAATTCGTTTCCTATAAAAATTAAGTTCTTCTTTATTCATTTGTTTTTCCCATTGTTTCATCATATGATTTTCCATTGTTTCCTTATTTAATAAACAATCTAATGTTATTTGATTTATATAAGAATTGCTCATATTTAAATCAAATATTTTTATTTAATTATTTTAACATGTTTTTGTCATGTCCTTAACTTGACATCTTGTATTATTATAAAATATGCCTGACCCACATACTCTTGGTGCTGGATTTGGGTTAAATGATTCAAATGACTCATTTTGAAATAATAGTTCGTGTGGATTTGGCTGAGTTTTTGTATGAAATTTATATTCATATAAATCTGAATTTGATGAAGGAACATAAACTGATTGGCTACATTTTTGGAGTGCATATATTTGGTTTCTTAATTCAGATTCCTTATTTATATTTGTAGCAAATCCTGACCAAGGCGATTGTGTATTTCCTGGGTTAAACACTTGGTGAACATTGTAAGTTGGCATTTGTTGCAATGGAACACTTATATTTTTTCTTGGGTCTACAATTGGAAAATATGAATATTTAGTCATTACTGGTCTTACATCTATATATGGTTGCAACATTTGCGATGGAATATTTCTAGTATATATACGTTGATTCGTTTGTTTATGAATATCTGAAACACATTCACTTGATTGTTTATAGGCATTTTCCATTTGATATATTTATATATTATTATTTTTATAAAATATATATAAAAACATTGTTATATATTTTATAATGTGTGGTATATTTGCGCTTCTTAATTATCTAGAGTTCTATTATAGTAACGAACATATTGAGAGAGAATTTATGAAGGGAAAAAAGAGAGGTCCTGAATTTTCTAAACTTGACTATTCTGTTGCCAAAAATGCTATCTTTGGATTTCATCGTCTAGCCATTAATGGATTAAACCAAGAATCTAACCAACCATTTTTAATAGATGATATAATGTTAATATGCAATGGAGAGATTTATAATTATAAGCAGTTGTATAAATCTATGAATATTGCTCCTAAAACTGATTCTGATTGTGAAATTATTATTCATTTGTATCAAAGATATGGAATTGAACATACCTTAACTATGTTAGATGGTGTTTATGGATTTATATTATGTGACATAAAATTAAATAAAATATTTATCGCACGAGACCCTATGGGCGTGAGACCTTTGTATTGTTTATCTACTTACAATAAAAGCGAAGATGTTGATAAAATTACTAGTAATATTTATGGATTCGCATCTGAATTAAAATGTCTTAGTTATTTTAAACAAGTAGGATTATCTGATAAAATTAGTCATATTTCTCCAGGAACTTATTCTATTTATGAATTTACAAATCATATATGGACCCCCCAAATCCAAAATAAACCATATTATTTACCATCAATTCCACATGCTATTTTAACTAATGGCTTTTCAGTTACTATATCTGAATACCAAAGTAGAATTACCGAATTTCTTTGCTCTGCTGTCATAAAAAGATGTGAAACAACAGAAAGACCTGTTGCTTGTTTATTAAGCGGAGGACTTGATAGTAGTCTAATTGCTTCTCTCGTAGCTAATTATTTTAGAATTGAAGGGAATACTATTGAAACTTATAGCATTGGTCTAGCAGAATCAGAAGACATTAAATATGCAAGAGTTGTTGCTGATTATATTGGCTCAAAACATCATGAAATAATTGTCACTGAAGATGATATGTTTAATGCAATTCCAGAAGTGATTGAAGCGCTCGAAAGTTATGATACTACAACTATTAGAGCTAGTCTTGGCAACTATTTAATTGGTAAGCATATTGCAAAACATTCCGAAGCAAAGGTTATTTTTAATGGCGACGGTTCTGACGAATTATTCGGTGGTTATTTGTATATGAATAAATGTCCTGATGACATTGAATTTGATAAGGAAACAAGACGATTATTAAAAGATATTCACTTGTTTGATGTATTGCGTTCCGATAAATCTATATCATCTAATGGTCTTGAACCTCGTACACCATTTTTGGACAGAACATTTGTAAACTATATTTTATCTATACCAGCCAAATTTAGAAATCATAATAATTTTACTGGAGAACCGGAAAAATATTTGCTAAGAAGAGCCTTTAACGATTATTTTGACGATAGTTTTGGCAGAAAAATTTTACCAGACGAAATTCTTTGGAGAAGAAAAGAAGCATTTAGTGACGGAGTAAGCTCGCGCGGACGTTCATTATTCGTTATTTTGCAGGAAAAAATAAGAGACTATTTAAACAAAGAAATAGACGAATTAAATGAAAAATATATTGAATATGACAAACATTATTTCCCATATGAGGCAAATATTGAAACAGAAAAGACATATTATAAACGAATTTTTGACAAATTGTATCCAAATTGTTCAGATATTGTGCCGTATTTTTGGATGCCAAAGTATACAAATGCGACAGACCCTAGTGCGCGTACATTA